CTTGGGTACACTCTTCTATTTTCGGTATTTCAGTTCGGTATACTCAAGATTTGACTTCTCAAATAGCTTAGCTAAATGATTAGTCGCCTCTCGATGAGCCTTATGATAACCGGGATGCTGAGAACCCATGTTCACTCGGTCTTGACCAAGACCTCGTTCCCATCGACGTCGGCCTTCCGGCCAGCGTCTTGTCTGAGTCGCGAGAGATTGGGTCACGGGTTTACCCGATGAGACGATCTTTCGTAGCTTTAGCCAGAGACGCATGATCCTTCCACCGTCCACAAGCTCTCCTGCAATCTCGTTTAACCGAGAGAGCACTTGAACCGCTTTAGGTAGAGCCGAACCATCCGAATTATACTGGAAAAGCTCTTTCCAGAGCGTATCGAGGTCCACCCACTTAGGAATGATGTTTGGATCTAAGATCCGAATTTTATCATTTATTTTCACCTTTCGGTCCCAGATATCTTTATGGTAAGGTCTAGTGACCCACTCCGAAAAGAAATCGTTGAAGGCTTGATTTCTCATAACCTTCGCCAACGGCTTTCCGTCCTGAAGATAAGCTTGAACAGAACAAGTTAATTTCTTAAAATGCTCCTCGCTCCGGAAGTCCCACTCAAGGAACTTCACAGAGCCGTCCTTCTTATATTCCGGGTTTACTCCCGCTTTTAGTGCCTCCCGAAGTTGCTTAACTTCGTTTTGTTGCAACTTCCGGTCTTCACCGAAAGTATAGCTGTAGAGGTCTATATGAGGTAATAGGCGTTCGACTCTTGTCCCAAACTCGATAGCCCGAGACACCAACGTCTTCCAAAGATGAGTAGCGACACGCCACTCACCAAAGGATTCGATTGGAGCACCACCTGGACCAACGGCAGTTAACCAAACAGCTAAGCTGCTTGGCCACACGCCACCAGGTTGATGTAAAAAGGCCGACAATCTTCCTAATCTGTTCCCTACTTTCCAGATCTGCTGAAGCTGACCTAGATTTCGGTATCCGAATCCAGCGAAGCGTGCTACAGAACTAACTCGAATTCTTTCGAATTTTAAGTTCTTCTTAACCAACTCCATCAGTGAAGCAATGTTTCTAAGAGAAACAACTGCCTCAGCCAACGAAATTGGCGAAACGTCCTGTCCTTTGTAATAAGTCCTCTTAGCGAACTCGAAAGTTCCCTGAGAAGAGACCAGAGATTTGGCTAATCCGATCTCAACTCCTATCAGATTCATTAAACTTAGGTACTCCATTGCTACGGCTTTATTGGCAATGACTACGTCATCACCAAGAACAGCATAGTCCTGGAACCATCCCTCTAATTTATACTCCCTGAGTGCTCTAGCTGCGGCAAGCTGCACAATAGCATGATGCGTTGTTGCTAGCATGGCCCATGACGAAAGCGCACCCATTGGCTGTCCTACCGCGTAACGCACCTCACTGAAACCTAAGTTCCAGCTTTTCGCTTCTTTTGGAAGTCGATAGGCACGCCCCACAAGTAGGTTTCCCCAGTGTTTTGCAAACGCCACAGACCCTAGCATTTCCAGTATCATCACTTGAAGAGAAAGAGGTAACCTGTCGGTTGCCGCTGACAAATCATATGATGCGATCCAGGTCTTCGAAGGGTCGTCCATTCTCTTAATCAGA